ATATCTCCTCCCATTTTTTTCCACGTTTTATATAATTCATTTGCGCAATCATATACACGTAATACATGGTCAACATAACCACCTGCAAATGCTGAATGGTGCCAATTTTTAGCAGCAGCAGGCATCATCATTATTCGTTCTTCAAATTTATTTAAGAAAGGAATTAATATATCTGTTCTTTCTTTAGATATATTTGTTTTTATTTCGTTTAAATAACGATCCCAATTTGATTGGATTTTTTCAGCTGATAACATAACCTATTTTTTTTATTCAAACATTCCTGTGTTTATAGTACCTCCAGCTCCTATACCTGAAGATCCAGGACCTCCTGCTATTGTAATGATGTTTTGTAATTCATCATATCTGTCTTTTAATTCTCCTTTTTCCATAAAATGAAGAGCATCTGCGTTTTGTCCTCTTTTAACTAGTGTATGTAGTTTAGCTAAAGAACCATCTAGTCTTTCTAAAGCTGTTTGTAATTGTTGTCCGTATCTCATGATTATTTTTTTATTATAATTGTTATTATATAATAAGGGGATTTTAAAAAACCAAATTTATTATGATATTTTTATAAATTTAGATGAATCATTAGTAGATGAGTAAGCGTATCTTAATATATCATTTACTATTTCATTTGCTTTATTTTTATTATCTTCTAATTTTTCTATAAATTCTAAGCCATAAAAATTACCTACTTTCCATTCTATGGGTTCTGAATTATATTTTTCTTCAAAATCTTCTTTTGAAATATTTTCAATAAATCTATCAAATAAATAATATAATTTATTATAATAGTCTTCATTGTTATTTTTAAAAGCTAATTCTGTTTCTTTGTAGGGGGGTAAAGGGGGCAAACCATTATTATTTAATATAAAATTAATTGCTTCTCCTCCTGCTTTACCTCCTTGGGCTACTTTTCCATTTGCTTCTATAGCAAATCCTGCTGTACCTCCAAACATTCTAGCTGTTGCACTTCCTCCTGTAAATAGAATATCGACACCTTTTGATGTGGCAGTAGTTTTATAACCTTCATAATTATATTTTTTTGAACCTATTTCAGGGTCATTAAATATTTTTTCTATAGCATCATTCTTTTTACCTATTTTTTTTAAAGATATACCTATCATATCTCCATCTTCATACCAATCTGCTAATTGTCCATTTAAAACTGATAAATTACCTGAAAATTCTTCAGGATCAACATTATCATTTATCATCCATATATCAGCAGGGTTCCATTTATCATCTTTCATAAAGTTGTATTGTAAGGATTTTTCATCTTCTTTTTCAAATGATTTTTTAAAAATTCTATACAATGTATCTACTAAATCCGAGTTTCTATGAAATTTATAACCTTTATTAGGAAATAATTCATATATTTTGTTTGTTGCCTTAACTATAGATGGATACCAGTCTTTTTCTTCTCCTTTTAAAGTAAAAAAACCATCTACTTCATCAAGTTCAGCATCAACATCTACATATTGTTGAGCTTGTGCAAATTGTTCAGAATTATCAGCACCAAGTAAATCATCTTCAGTAATAGGCCCTTGTTTAATATAATATGCTATTGCTAAAGCATAACAATGAGCAGATTCCATTATTCTTGTATATTCTCCTGCTCCAGCACCACCACCAAATTCTTTAGTTTTTTTAAAAAGAGTTAATCTGTGTATTTTTCCTGATGTATCTGTAAATTTTAGTCTTTTTGTATTACCCTCAAATTCTTTATTTTTAATTAGTTGAATAGCATCTGAAGATTGTTCGGGATCTATAGTAATCATAGAACCATCTATCATTTCAAATTCTTCTTTTTTATCTATTTTAGATAAAAATTTAATATCATTTCCTCTTTTTGTTAATGTTTTACCACTAAAAGCAGCTTCTGTGAGATTTTCTATTATAATATTAGAAGGTAAATTTAATTTTTCTAATATTTGTTTAAGTATAGAGATGTCAGAAGGATTATCCAATTCTGGATAACCCTTTTCTGACCTATAAGACCATTCTAATAATAACTCATCAAGAGTCATAAGACTATTTTATAATATTAGCAAGTTTTTTAAATCTTTCTTGAAGAATTCTTGAAGGATTAGATTTTGAAAATCCTTCTTTTAATTTACCATCTTCTTCATAGCAATGTCCTTCAGGCATAGGTTTACCATCTTCACCGTAACAATGCCCTTCAGTTACTTCATCTTTATCATCATCTGTATCAGCATCTGCTTCATCATCTGTATCCGTATCTGCTTTATTATCTGCTTTATCATCTTTTTCAAAATAATCTTTTAACATATCATATATGTCTTTTAATGTTGCTTCTGCGTCTTCACCTCCTTCCATATCTACATCAGCATCTGATACTGCTACCATAGGATCTGGTAGTGCTTGTTCTGATATTTCTTTTTTATAAATTGCATATTCTTCTGCAATCATTTTTTTAAGTTCTTTTAAAGTCATTTTAATTTAATTTAAGTTATTATTAGTCTTATAATTCAACCCCAAAATTTAATATTATTAATCTAAACTTAATTCTGGGGTTCCAGTTAAGTTCAAATAGAGTTAATACTCCAAATCTTAATGTTAAGTTAACAATGTTTTTTTTATTGCCTTCTCTCCAACTATTTATAAAATTCATAACTATTTTTTTTAATTTATATTATTTATCTGCAAAATAAAGTAAACAAGCTGCTGTTCCTATTTTTACTCTACCTATAGGCCCATCAATAACAGTAAGACTATCAGTATCAGCAAAGTTAAGGGTGCCAAATGTACCTATATTATCATTATCAAAGGCAGTACCTGATAATTGGGCTTTGTTTCCTCTAGCGGGATCGCCAAACATTCCTCCTAATATAGTTCCTGCTCCTATTACATGTATTTTTTGTATACTACCTGAATATTCTGTGTTAGCTGAAGAGCTTACTATTTTTGAAAATCTATATGGGTTATAATTGCTCATTTATTTTATAATTTTAATGCATTAGCTACCCCTTCTAAATAAGCAGCTTTTGCTATTTCGTAATATACTTTTACATGGTCTGTTCCTTCTCTTAAGGAAATACCATTTTCTTTAACAATTTCAAGAAGTCTAAGATGTTGATCTCTAGTCATTTCAGTAAGGGCTACTTCTCTTCTCATTCCTCTTGCTTCTTCTTCTACGCCTGCTCTTGCTTTATTTATACCTAATTTAAGTCTTTCTTGAAGATTTTTAATTGTATCAGATAATTTTTCTCCATATATATCTGACATAGTAATACCATTTTTTTCAAATTCTTCTACAAATTTTTCAATAGCATCTTTAAATTCTTCATTTTTTTCAGTTAGAAGTTTGTTATATTCTTCTAATGTTTTTTTAGGATCGTCTTCTTTTGCTTTTATTTCTTTATATTTAGCTAACATTTCATCTTTAGCAAAAAGCATACTTCCTTCTGCTGGATTATCTTTAGTATAATCTCCTTCTTCTTTAGGTTTTTTACCTTTAGCATCTACTCTAAATAATATATCTTTTATAGCTTCTTCTTCTCTATCAAATCTATCTTTTCTTAAAGGTTTATCTTTTTTAGATGTAGTTTTTTTCTTTGTACTTTTTTCTACTTCACCTTCATCCTCCATATCGGCCATAGCTGCTTGTTTTGCTGATTGTTCTTTAAGAACTCTTTTTATTTCATTTTTTATAGTACTTTCTAATCGTTTCATTTTAGATTCTTTTAAAGGTGAAGGTGATGTTATAAAAGGTTTTTTATATTCTTTAGAATCATATTTAGGTTCTTCCATTTGATCATTTACCATTTTTAATTCTTTAGTAGTTTTTTCTACAGATAACATACCGTCTCCATGTCCTTTACTAAATGTTTCTAAAAATTTATTAAATGAAGTTTCATTAATTTTACTTCCATGGTTCATTCCTGTTTCAAATTGTAATAAAGCAGAATAATAAGCTGAATGTTTTGTTTCTAAATTTTTTAAAACTGTTTCAGTAGCTTTTTCTCTTTCTTCAGGAGTAGATTCTCTTAAACGTGAAATACCCATTTCTGCTAATTCAATATCCATTCCTTTTCTAAATTCATAAGGATTAACTCTATCTAATCTATTACCTATATTTTCATAGGTACCATGGGTTACTTGACCTTTTCTTGTTGATTTTTCAGCACCAGAATATATTTGTCCTTGGTTTTTAGAAGATTTTTTATTTTTTGGGTTATACCCGTAATATTTATCGTTAATTTCGTTTATGGCCATTTTAGTTTTATTTATTACATTAATAAATATAAATTTTTTTAAAAAAACATTATTGTTTTATAATTCTATTATTTATTATTTTATTATTATATGTTATATTTAAATTATAAATACCACTAGGTAAGTTAGTCATATCTATTTGTGTTGTTTTTTCTTTAAAAATTATTAAATTTCCTACCATATCATATACTTTTATATCAATTTCTTGTGTTATATTAAGTATATCATTTACGGGATTAGGGTATATCAATAATTCTCCATTAAATTCTGCTAAATCAATAGGCCATCCAAATTCACAATAATTAAATAATTCAATACAATAAGAATTCCAATCACCTGTACAACATTCCGTATCAATTGAAATTACCCACTCAAAACATTCATTAGGTAACCAATATGGAACTCCTGGTCCTCCACTACATCCTGCATCATATTCACATGAACCATCATCTGTATTTACATTTGCATCATAATTAAAAGCATTAACGTCAGTACATCCTGTTAATATATCAATACAAGTTCCATTATCTGTATTTGCTAATTCGTCATAATTAAAAGCATTTTCATCTGTACAACCGTAAACTATTTCAATACAGCTAAAATCTTCTGTATTTGCATCTGCATTATAATTAAATGCTGTTGGGTCTGTACAACCTTCAATTATGGGTATACAAGAATCGTTATCAACATTAGCTAATTCGTTATAGTTAAATGCTGTTGAATCAGTACAACCATAAACAGGATCAATACAACTAAAATCATCAACATTAGCTAATTCATTATAATTTAAAGCATTTGAATCCATACAACCATATACGATTTCTATACAAGAATCGTTATCAACATTAGCATCTGAATCATAATTAAGTGCTGTTGGGTCAGTACAACCATAAACTGTTAATATACAACTACCATCATCTGTATTTGCAAATGCATCATAATTAAAGGCAAATATATTTGTACAACCTTCAATTATAGGTATACATGAATTATTATCTGTATTAGCTGTTGCATCATAGTTAAATGCATTTGGATTAGTACATCCATATATAGGTAATATACAGCTACCATTGTCTGTATTAGCTTCAGGGTTAAAATTTAAAGCTGAAGGATCAGTACAACCTGGATATAAACATGAACCATTGTCTACGTTTGCACCTTCATTATAGTTAGTTGCTTCTGAATCTGTACAACCAAAATATAAACATGAATCATCTCCTACATTTGCTTCTTCATTATAATTCCATGCTGTTAAATCCATACATCCTATTATTTCTGCTACACATGAACCATCATCAAAATTAGCATTTTCATCATAATTAAATGCAATTTCTTGAGTACAACCAGGTATTATTTCAATACAAGAACCATCATCAGTATTTGCTTCTTCATTATAATTTAAAGCAGTTGAATCTAAACAACCTTCTATTGTTGGAATGCATAAAGTACCACAAAAAGGCATTGCTTCATAAGTTTGATAGAAAGGAGGTGCAAAAGGTTGAAGTGCACCTTGACCATTATTTGCAAAAGGATTCCACCCTTCATGCATTAATACAACACCATTTTGGTCTGTTAGTTTAAATGAATTATGTAGTGTTTGGAATTCTACTTCTTCTGGTGGGGTTTGTGCTCCACCTATTTCAAAATAAAATATCTTTACAGGTTTATCTGTTTCTAACCATATAGGAAATGTTTGTTCATATTCTCCTGGTCCCATTGTAAATGACCATTGGTTATTTCCTTGAACAACTCCTAAAAATGAATTACCCCAACCATCAGCACCTGCGTCTCCTATCCATAATTCATAATTACATGTAGGATATATTTCCATCTGTGTTGCATCAGGGTTATAATTAAATGCATTTTCATCTATACAACCAAATACATGTTCATTTAAACAAGAACCATCATCTACATTTGCAAAAGGATTAAATTCTTGATAATCACTATCTAAACAACCTAATATTTCTTCTGGACCTCCACATACAGGAACTTCTTGCCAACCTGAATAAGCTACATTACCAAAACCAATTCCTACATTTTCTTGATTTGCATTTACCCAAGTTCCAGATGATAAAGAGGTTATTGTATCACCATTACATCCTGTAATAAGGACATCTCCATCTAATGTTCCGCCTGAAGTAGAACCTGCTAAACCATCACCATATGTGTCTGATATAATAAATTCAAATCCACTTTCCATTGCACAAACATTATATGTGTAAGTTTGACCTACATCTTGAAAAGTGTATGTTCCGTCTGGGATGTCTGTAGAACCATCACCACTAACAAATGACCAACCTGTTTCACCTGGCCAATTATCTAAAGTAATTTCTATTGTTAATGGAGTATACCCATATTCACATGCTTGACCTCCACAAGAACCATCGTCAACGTTTGCCCATGGATTATAATTTGGAGCATTTTCATCTGTACATCCTTGTGTACATGGATATGGAGTAAAAAATATAGTATCTGATACTAAACTATCTGCTGTAGTAAATTGAGCATAAAATTCATCTTCCCAATTAGGTGGCATTTGGCCATTGCCTGCAAAAACACCCCATATACCGTTATCTATATTAACGTCAAAAGTATATTCATTAGTGTCTTCACTACCATAAGTTATTTGAGTTATATTACAATTTGGGTTAATTGAAATATCCCAATTATAGTAAAGGATTGCAGAACCTCCGTCACACGTTTGTTCTACATAAATATTATCGATTGATTCACAAGGAGGGTATTCACATAACATTAAATCATTTACATCTGCATCAGGATTATAATTGATTGCATTTTCATCCATACAATCAACAATTGCGGGTGTTGGGGGAGCACAAGGTGCTATTGTTAAAGATTCAATTAAACCTATACCATAATTTCCTTGAGCAAAAAATAAAGTATCTTGACATGCATTTGATACTAAACAATAACCATCATTAGGCCATGATAAACCATCACCAAAAGAATCTAATAATTCAAATGTATAATCACCAGGTTCTAGTGAATCTACTAAATGAAATGCATTTGGTTGTTCAGGTTCGTAACTTCCATAAGGATAAATTACTACTGTACTATCATTATTTGATAATGACCAAGAAACTTCTTCTGCATAATCGTCAAATTGAAATTCTACATTTACCCAAGTAAAAATATCGAGTTGTATACCTTGGGAGAATAAAAACGAAGGCAATAATGCCAGTAATAATAATAACTTTTTCATACGCTTATTTTTTTTTAAAATTGATCCATTAAGATTTCATCTACAACTGCTTGTACTTCTTTTTTTGTTGCTTTCATAGCAAAAGAAATATCAGCTTGAAATCTTTTAACTTCTTTTCCATTAAATACTATAATTGTAGGTACAACTACTATTTCATATTTACTTTGAGCATCTGTATTTGCTGCAATATCAATATATTGTACTTCACAATCTTTTAAATTTCTTACCCATTCGACATCATTGGATGAATTCCATCCTGCATTAAACTGCACTACACATACATCAGCATCGCAAGGTGATGATTGTGCATATGTTAAAAAGGGTAATAGTAATAATATTAATAGTTTTTTCATAATTTTTTATTTTAGTCTATCGATTTTATCTTCAATACGTTTTAGATCGTCTTTTATTTCTTCAACATCTTTTTGTGTATTTTCAATAGTTAATCGAATATTTTTATCTTTCATGTCAAATTCCATTCTAGTTACATCTGGTGGAGGAGCAAGAGGTAATTCTTTTGCTTCAGCAATATCTGCTTGTAACATAAACCACATACTAATAACTGTAGTCATTGCAAATCCTATACCAATTAAGGTTTTTATACTAACTTTAAAGCTTGAGTCTTCATTTAATTCTTTTGCCATCGTTTTTAAAATATTTTATAGTTAATACCGAATGAAAAATTATGCCATTCTCTATTCCAGTATTTGTTATACTTACCTTCTATAAAGGCACCTAAATTTTTATTAAACCAGTAACCAAAAATCAAACCGCCAGAATAATCTAACCATTGACCTCCATTAAAATTATGATATGAATATTCGTCTCCATTATCATAATGATAAGGCATTAAATTGCCCCATGAATGTAACCAAAAATCTCTTTCGTAATGATAAAAATCAAAACCTATTATAACAGAATGTTGTAATGTTCTGTCTAGTTTATTTCTTTCTGATTCAACAAAATTATCTAACATTTGTGGTATAACAACTTCTTTCCATACTTCATTTGAAGTTGCAACAATGTAAGAGGGTCTATATTATAACCTTCTTGTAATGCTAAGTAAGTATAATGTAAATTACCATTTTCTAATACCCAATTTGCTAAGGGATCAAAGCCATAAGGTTCAGCAAATCTTTGTACTGCACCTACATTTAATGAAAATTTTTTACTTATTTTTTGTCTATATCTTTGTGTTGATTCAAAATATTCTATATCAGCAAATCCATTAGTGTAATATTCTACTTTAGCTAACCACCTATCAGCTACGTATCTCATAAAATGGTGTTGGTCAAAAAATGTTAACCCTTGTTGTCTTTTATATTCGCCCTCAAATAAAAATTCAAATCCTGTTATTTTACCCATTGTAGCAGCATCTGAAAATGAATTTTCATTTCCTTTTTTAAAGGCTTCTTTAGGTAAGTAACCGAATCTAGCAATTTTTCTTACACCAAATTTAATTGAATAATCAAAAGGTGTTTCTATAACATCTTGGTTTAATTGACCTGTTGTAATAGAATATATATCATCATCAGATATTGAGGTTCCTCCATTAACAGCACCATAAAAAGTTGAAAATTTAAATATTTTTTTAACTTCTTTTTTAAAGTTAAATTTAGTTTCTTCAGTTTGACTAAACACAAAGATAGGAAGTGCTAATAACGCAACTAATAGATTTTTCATTATAATGAGTTTTTCTAATAAATATAGAAAAAGGAAATAAAAAGCAGCCCTTTCGGGCTGCTTCTAGGATTTTTACGACATGATCCTTGTTTGCCGTGTGGCGTGGGTGCCTAACTAGGCAGCCATTGCAAATACTTGCTCTTTAGCAACTACAGTCTCTTGTGAAAGAGATCTAATAGATGATAATAAAGCAAATGTACTTGCTATCGCCGATTTAACCTGTTTGCCGGTTACTGCGCTGTATTATTAGTGGAGATGCCGGGAATCGAACCCGGGTCCAAACAAGCAGCTAATATAAGTACTAGCGACCATTTTTAACTTTATCTAAGGCATATGCCCATTGTTCTCGAGTATCTTTATAACGATGTTTTTCTTGAGTACTCATTTTTTTAATCTGTTTATCAAATTTTTTTTGTAAACCTAATTCTTTTAATTCATTGTGGGTATCCCACCAAAAATCTTCTACTGACATATTATTTAATCCATTCGTTATATGCATGTACATATGCTTCTAATTTAGGAAGATGTGGGTTTTGTTCCATCATTTGTTTAGCTGTATTATCTATTTCCCATCTTAAACCAAAAGCATTGGCTTCTTCTAAAAGTAATTCAATATCTTCTTCATCATTTAGAAGGTTTTCTTCCTCTTCTTTTTGGTCTTTCATTTGGAAAAAGTTTATAATGTTCTCTCCAATAATTTTCCTCAACCAATTCCATCTTTTTTTTATGATCTTTAGTGATTCGTTTTTTTCTTCCATTTGTATGATATTTAGGTTTTTTTAAATTTTCTAATTTATAGTATAATTTTTCAAGTTTATTATATTTTGGGTCAAAATGTTCTACTAAATAAGGTCCATTAGGATGTTTATTTAAATCATAATGCCATTTAGAATCTCCATAATCTATAATATATTTCATTTTTTTAACCACATTTTCTACCGGTCTTCCTCTCATGATATTAATTCTTTTTTTAATAATAATTTATTTAATGATTTAGTTATTTCATTTATATTATTTATATCAATAAATGATGCATCTTTACCATACATTTTTTTAAAATTATTTTCTGTGTCATGTTTATAATTATGATGTTCACTTTGTATAAAATAACTTAATATATTAACCCCACCTTTTTTAATATTTTTTATTACTCTAGCTGTATCTAGTATAGCTTTTTCACCTTTATAGTCATTATATATAGGCATTCCATCACTCATATTAATAAAATATGAATCTAAATAATATGAAGAATTAGGTACATTTAATGCTTCTAAACATATACCTTCAGGAGTTAATCCATCTTCACGATAATATTTTAATTTTTTTAAGTCTTTTAATGTATGTTTTTTACTATCAAATGCTAAAATTAATAATGGTACTTGACCTCTTATAAAGACATCACCAGTAGTCCTAATAGATATTAATATATCAATATTATTCATGTTAAGAGATACATAACCTAAAGCTATAGTATTAATTAAAACTTGTTCCCATTTATCTCCTTTCATGCTGCCACTACCATCAATTGATATATTTAAATTAATTGGTTTATAATTTGCTTTATCTATTTTATAAAATAAATCATTTTCAAAATTAGCAGCATAAATTCTTCTAAGATCTATTTTTCCTTGCTTTAATCTTTTAGATACTGATGTGATTTGTTCATTTCTAATTTGTAATTTATTTAATAATCTTTTACCTTTAGTTATGCCTTGTTCTATTAAATGATCATTTTTAGTATATTTAAATGAATGGAATCTATCATATAATTTTTCATTTATAGTTGAGTCACTAATACCATCCATTATATGAACTGGTCTTTTTTTATTAGCAGATGTAATAAATTTTACTTTAATAAGTGATTCACTAATAGCTTTTATTTTATTTTTATGTATAGCTGATATTTTTTGTTTATGAACTTTTCCTAAAGTAAAATCTTCTTGTTTTTTAAGTAATTTTTTTAAAGTACTTTTAGATGCTCCCTTAGGTTTTGAATTTTTATGTTCTCCACTTTGTTTATTTTTATATGATTGTTTTGCATGGTCATCTTTTGTTAATGTTACTAAATAATTATATATACATTTATATATTTTACATGCAACATTAAGTGAATCTATAGTATTTTCAAGTCTATTAATGTTTTTTAAGTCTAATATACTATATACTTCTTTTAACTTAGCTAAAGCACCTAAGTCAGTATGTTTATTAAATATATTAATTATACGAAATATATAAGATTCCCAGTTTTCATTTCTAAATTTATTACTTCGAATTCCATTATCAATTGTATTATTATAAAAATATCTATTATACATTGCTTTATAATAACTTTGATAACCAGGAGCTGTATCATAAACTAGTTGATCTATTCTTCTATCTTCAACAAAATTAAGTAATAACGATATAATTTCTTTACCATGTATTAAATTACGTTCTAATAAAAAATTGCCTATTTTTTTAGGTATATCAAAATTTGTATAAGTACAATGTGCCCCTTCATGTAATGCTAATCCAACTATACTATCTAATTTATCTTGCGTTATTTTAGATGATATTGTAATAGATTTACCATCAGTCATACTATCACCCGAAGTTGTAAATTCAACTGGTATTTCTTTTCCTGTAAGTATTTTTACAAAATTAGTTATATTATGTTGTGTTTG